TATTGATGGTGGGGATGCAGAATATGGATTTATTCTCGATAAGTATACAAAGGATCGATATCAAGAGTTATGGCCTGACAGAGAGCCTATAAGCTTTGATACAGATTGCGGTGACGAAGAAGTGGTTGTCGCTAACTTCTATTACAAATCTTATGAGAACTCTAAGTTATATCAGGTTCGTTACATAAATTTAGACGGTAGTGAAACCATTAGTATTATTCGTGAAAGCGAGAAAGAGGTCTTAGACGAGGCTGGAATCGAATACGAAATCTTGATGGAAAGGGATGTTAAAATCCCAACTGTCAAAGATTGTTTATATGACGGGCATGAAGACCCAATAGAGCAAAGTGAATTCCCTTGTAAGTTTATTCCTATTGTTCCTGTGATTGGACAAGAGGTTTATTTAGATGGTCGCAGAGAGTTTCACTCTTTAATCCGACAAGCTAAAGACGCTCAGAAAATGTATAACTACCATAAGTCTGAGAGCACTTATGTGATGGCGTTACAGCCAAGAGCGCCAATGATTGGTCCAAAAGGCAGCTTTAAAAGTGCCGCAAATAAGTGGGCAGATGCTAATAGAACAAACCACGCATTCTTAGAGTATGACATTGTTCATGATGCGAATGGGCAACGTGCGGAGCCACCAACTCGTGCTCCTGCTATTCAAGGGTCACAGGCTCTTATGCAAGAAGCTATTGGCGCAAGAGATGATATTCGTTTAGCGATTGGAATGCCTCAATCAAATATGGGTGAAGCTGCAGGAGAGATTTCAGGTGTTGCAATTCGTAACCGTCAGGTCGAGGGCGATAACGCTACATTCCATTTTGTAGATAACCTTGCGGCTAGTATTTCTCAGGTAGGACGCATCTTGGTTGATATCATCCCTCGTATTTATTCTGAGAGAAAGATTGCCCGTATAATCGGAGAAGATGGAACAGAGAAGAATGTTCCTATTAACACACCGTTTGTAAAACAAGATGGTGAGATAACCGTTGCGAATAACCCTCAAGAGGCAAATGGAATTTATAAAATTGGCGTTGGAAAGTATGACGTTGTTTGTGACGTTGGGGCTTCTTATTCATCTAAGCGTCAGGAAACAGCAGATAAACTAATCCAACTCGTCGGCGCTAAACCAGAGCTGGCTGATGTTACAGCTGACTTACTATTCGAGGCGTTAGACTTGCCGATGAGTAAAGAGATTGCCAACAGATTAAAAGCTGTTATGGATCCAGCCTTATTAGAAGATGATCCAATGGCTGCTAAAGCACAGAAAGCTACTCAAGCCCTCAAGGCAATGGAAGAGCAATTGATGAACTATCAAGCAGCCCTTCAAGACAAGCAAGACAACAAAGCTTTTGAAGAGAATGTAAAACTTAGAGAGCTGAAGATAGAAGCTGATAAATCAGCGGCTACTATCGCCAAGACATACGCTGAGATCGAGAAGATGAGGGCGGAAACAACAGGATTTAACCCGCAAGCCATTCAAGCATTAGGCAATGCGGTTCAAGGAATTAACGACCAGGTCAATGATATAGGCCAAGCGTTAACACTCATCATGGATGCTGAAGAAGGCAAACAGGGTGAACAGGCAACTTCCGAGCCTGATAATTCGGAAATCCCACAAGACTAAAAGGTCGAAATATGAACGAAGCAACACAAGACGTCTCTGACGTCGCTGTGGACACTACGCCTGTCCCTAATGAGGCGCCAACACAAGACACACCTGAAAAGGAAGTCGAAGCGTCAACCGAAGAAACAGAGCAAGGCTCGCCCGAGGTTGAAGAAAAGTCGGTTGAAGATCAATTAGCTGAGCTAAAGAAACAAAACGAAAGCTTGCTACGATCTAACAAGCGCAAAACAGCAGCTCAACATGCAGCACAACGTGCCCATGAAAAGATGCTACAGGAGAATAGAGAGTATCAGTTAAAACTAGAGAAGCTCGAGGGTAATAATACCGATAAAGAACCATCAATAGATCAGTTCGAAACTCATGACGATTATTTAAACGCAGTCAGAGAATACGAACGCACTAACGCTGAAAAGAATGCTCTTGAGAAATTTCAACAGCAACAAGCTGAGCAGAAACAACAAGAGATACAAGCACATAGAGCCCAAATCGTTTCAAAGCAAGAGGCAGAGTTTATGGAAGTTAATCCTGACTATGTCGAAGCTAAGAATGAATTTAGCCAGTTTGTAGCCTCTATCAAAGTTGATACAGCAGTTGAGAACGCAATCACAGAACAAACCTTCGAAGGGAATGTTCCTCAGTTGATTGAGTACTTTGGACGTAATGGTGGTGAGAACCTCGACCGTTTGGTTGAGATATCTCAGCTATCACCAGCACGTGCGGCTGTAGAAATCTACAAGATCCAACAAACTCTCAAAGCTCCAGAAAAGAAACAAGTTAAACCCGCTCCCGCGCCGGTAACTAAGCCGAAGGGTGGGGGCAAGCCTAGAAAGAACTTAGAGGACGGAGATGTTCTCAAAAATCTAGGCCTTAAATAATAAGGAGTTATTTAAATGGCTAATACATTTAATACAGTTAAGAACGGCCCGGGGTTGTTCGCAAAGGGTATCGCTCAAACACTTAAAGACAATCTAGTATTCTGCGGCCATGTAGACAAAGCAGATGAGTCAGATTTTGACGGTAAGAACGGCTTTAAGTCAGGAGATACTATCTATACATCAAAGCCACCACGTTACACAGTTAACGAAGATAACCTAGACATCACAAGTGGTATTCAGGATACAGTGGAAGAGAAAGCGGCCTTAACGCTTGATAAGACAGCTACAATCGGTATGAAGATGAACTCTCTTGAGTTGGCTACTGATGTTGATGTTAAGCAAGCTCTTAAGCGTCACGGTATGCCTGCTGCTGAAGCAATCGCACACAACATTGAAAAGCGTTGTATCGAACTAGCGACTAAGTCAGTTTACAACTCAGTTGGTACTGCTGGTTCTAATGCTTTTGGTGTAGCTGATATTCTAGCGGCTCGTACTAACCAAAACCAAAACTTAGCCCCAATGGGTGAGCGTAAGTTACTACTTAACTCTGCTGCTGGTGCTAAAGCTATCGATGCACGTAAGGGGCTGTTCCAGTCTTCTAGCGAGATTGATAAGCAGTACAAGAACGGCATGATTGGTCGCGCTGATGGCTTTGATTGGTTTGAAAATGAAATGCTATACGTTCACACTAACGGTGCAGATCAGACAGGCGTTGCTATTAATGACGCGGCCGTAGCTGAAGGTGCAAGCACAATTACAGTAGATGGCGCAGCTTCTGCTCCTACTGCTGGTTCTGTATTCACTATCGCGGGTGTAAACAGAGTTCATCCAATCACTAAGGTAGCAACTGGAGAGCTTCAGCAGTTTACTGTTGTTTCTGCAACGACAACTGAAATCGAGATTAGTCCTTCTCTATATGCAGGTTCTGGTGGATTGAAGAATGTAGACGCACTACCTGCTGATGATGCAGCACTGACTTTTGTTGGTGGCGAAAGCGAGTCTTTAACTCAAGGTCTTGCATACCACCCATCAGCGTTCAAGATGGTTACTGCTCCACTATATGCGCCAAGCGGTGTTGATCTAGTTGCGACAGAAACTGTTGACGGTATTACAGTGAACTTGGTTCGTGACTTTGATGTTAAGACACGTGAAGTTATCACACGTCTAGATGTTCTTTATGCTTTCGATAAAGTTCGTCCAGAATGGGCTACACGTATCACAGCTTAATTTACAGAGAGCATCCCTTGCGGGGTGCTTTCGATAAATTGAGAGGTTAACGATGGCTACAACAGCAAGAGATATTATTGAGGCGGCACTAAGAAAGCTCCATGTTTTAGGCAAGGGGCAAAGCTTGGATGATGCTGAAGCACAAGATGCGCTAGAAGCTCTTAATGACATGACAGCTATATGGTCTGCTGAAGGCGATTTAATCTTCACTGAGAGTAAAGAAACATTTCCTCTCGTTGGTTCACAAGCGGCTTACACTATTGGGGAAGGTGGAGATTTTAATACTGTAAGACCTCAATACTTTAGTCACATACACGTGACAAGTGGTGAGATTGATTATACGCTTACGATGATTGATAACCGTCAGTATGGCGCGATATCCCAGAAGAATGTTCAGAGTATTCCTCAGAAAGCTTATTACGATGCAGGATACCCTCTAGGAACGTTATATCTTTATCCTAAGCCGTCTTCTGTGACGAGTATAACACTTTACAGCTTTAAGCCTTTAAGTGAGTTTACGAGTCTTAATACTGAATTTAATATGCCTAAAGAATATAAGGCAGCTTTAGTTTATAACTTAGCTATTTGGTTAGCAGATGAATACGAGATACAACCTTCTGCAAATATTCAGAAACTAGCATCACAAACTAAAGATGTTGTTGAAGCACAAAACAAACGTAATGAATTCTTTACGAGTGTTGTTGATGTTCCTGCTGATAGGAGTCGTGCTGAAGGCAACATATATGAAGGTTATTACACGTAATGCCAGAGGTTCCTTTTGTTGGTCCTACCTATCAAATGGAGGCCGTAAGCTTTGATAATCAAAGATGCGTTAACCTAATACCTATACCAAGTGAGTCAGGCACATCGAAGTCTTTTGCGGCTTTGCGTATGGCTCCCGGCACTCAAGAAGAGTACACGATTGGCGGTGGTGGAATTAGAGGCGGCATTGAGTCACAAGGAAGGGCTTTCTTTGTTTCTGGGTCTGACTTCTTTGAAGTGTTTAAGGATGGGACATCTACTAATCGCGGGAGTTTAAGTACTGCTACGGGTCAGGTAGATATTGAAGAGAATCCTACACAAATAATGGTTACTGATGGATCTTTTGGTTACATCTTTAACAAGACAACTGATAGCTGGGCACAGATATCTGATTTAGACTTCCCTGTGCCTTCTGATCTAACCTATCAAGATGGTTATTTTATCGTCACTGAAAAAGACACTGGTAAGTTTTGGATATCAGGCATTAACGATGGGACTTCTTGGGATGCATTGGATAATACATCTGTTGAGAGTAATCCAGATCGATTGGTTGGTATTAAGTCTGATAGCTCAAACCTCTGGTTATTTGGAACTAAATCTACTGAGGTGTTTCAGAATACGGGGAATGCGACGTTTCCGTTTCAGAGGATACCTGGGGCGATCATCGAAACAGGTTGTGCGTCACAAAATACAATTCAAGAGATAGATAATGCTCTGTTTTGGTTGGGCTCTGATGAGAATGGCGATGCCATTGTTTGGAAAAGTAATGGTTATAGCGCTGTTAGAGTGTCAACTAGAGCAATTGATAGAAAAATTGCAGAGAGCGAAGACTTTACTGAGTCATTTGCTTGGGTTTATCACGAAAGAGGTTCGGCTTTTTATGTTCTCCAAGTTAAGGGGCTTGATACTACTTTAGTTTTTGATGTTTCTACTAGTGTTTGGCACGAAAGAGTCTACCTAAACCCGATGACGGGTAAAGAAGAGCAGCATAGAGGATCTTGCCATGTGTTCTTCAACCAAAAGCACCTAGTGGGGGATCGATTAACGAACCAAGTTCACGAAATGAGCTTGGATTTTGTTGATGATAATGGTCAAGAGATGCTTAGAGAGCGTATTTCACCTCATTACGACCAAGAAAAGCGTTTAATTAGTCATTCACAGTTCGAATTAGACATGGAGGTGGGTGTTGGAACGCAAACAGGTCAAGGAAAAGACCCTGAAGTTATGCTGAGTTATTCAGATAATGGCGGACCATGGTCGAGCGAATTAAAGAAGAAATTAGGACAGGTTGGTAAATATCACACACGTTTAGCTTGGAATAAGCTTGGCAGGTCAAGAGATCGTGTTTATCGAGTTCGTATTACTGATCCTGTTTTTGTTCAAATTAACAAAGCTTATTTAAACGGAATATAACGGAATATAAATGTCATTAAATCCACCGCCAAGCCCTAAGTTTCAGGTCTTGAACGGCATCATGTTTGTTCAGACTTGGTATCAATGGTTTTTAGAAGTTTATAGATGTGTCAATAATTTACCTTCTGGCAACCCCACAGATTTCAAGCCATATTGTGTTTCTGGTTCTGGTAGCGACATCACTACTACAGCGACCACGGTTCTCCTATCTAGCGTACAAGAAAGCAATACAAATTATAGCAATACTTCAGGAGAGATCACTCTTACCGAAGCGGGAACTTATTGCTTTTCGTATTCTATAGAAATAGATGAAGATAGTACAAGTGGAGCAACAAGAAGGCGTTGCAATGCACATGTTGAGGAAGATGGTACGACGATAACCCAAAGCCAAATGGCAACATACACTAGAGAAGGTTCTGGAGGCGCCGGAATCTCTAATTCATTTATTCATACTGTGGCAACAAATTCTGTCATCCGTATTCGTATTCAAATGGATGCAAGTGGACCTGATACATCTGTAGAGAGCGCTCAACTATCTATAATGAAATTAGCATAATGATTAGGCAAGCAACATCTGCAGATGTTGATGAAATACTAAGATTATATAAGGCAGGTGTTGAAGAGTTAGGCTACGATTATAAAGAGTCATTATTAGTAAATAAGATTGTGACTTCTTATCATTTAGCGCCCTGCTTTTTATATGAAGATAATGGAATTAAAGGTTTTGCTGGTTTTACAGTAAATACCTACCCACATAATGGCGAACCAGTCATGTGTGAATATATGTTCTACGTAGAACCGGAGCATAGAAATATAGAAGTACTCGGCCAGATTGTTAAGGCCGCTCAAGACTTCGCAAATCAAAACAAATTTAACCTTCGAGTGGAGTTCATCGTTTTAGGCGACCTTGAACTAAAAAAGCGTGTTCTTGAAAGAAACGGCTTCGAAGTTACAGGAATAATAGGAGTTCACAGATGACAAGTATGTTAGGCGGCGGCGGTGGTAGTATAGACACTAGCGGTTTAGAAGAAGCAACTAACCGTTCAATCGATCTACAAGAAATGATTTACAACCAGACTAGGGATGATGTTCAGCCTTGGTATCAGATGGGCGTTGGAGCCACTAACAAGTTAGCAGACTTGTTAGGTGTATCAGGCGGTTCTGTACTGTCTAGAGATCAAGTCTATAACGACATGAAGGACCAGTATACTACCCAGGCACCTATGGCGAGTGATGGGTATTACAGAGCGCCAGATGGTCGCATGTTGACGATGGACGAGGCTCTAGGAGAAGAGGCTAAAAGCCGTTTAGGCTACGGCGGATTTACGGGCTTAAGTGAAGATAAGAAAAGCCAGCTTTTGAATGATTTTGGTTATTCGCCCTTCCAAATGCAACAATCTAGCACTGATTATGACGCTTTAAATGCGGCCGTTGATGCCCGCATGGCTGAACAGGGAGAAACTCCAGAAGGTTTTGGATCGCTACTAGAAAGATTTTCATTAGATAAATTTGAAGAGGATCCTGGTTATCAGTTTAGGCAGCAAGAGGCAAACAAAGCTCTTGAAAGACAAATGGCGGCTCAGGGAGTTACCCTTGGTGGTGAAGGTTATGGTGAAGTTAACCCACAAGCATACAGAGCGATGCAAGAGCTAAATCAAGGATTGGCTTCTCAGGAGTATGGTAACGCTTACAACCGTTATACTCAAGATAATCTAAATACCTTCAATATGCTTATGGGCGCCGCCGGAATGGGGCAGGGATCAACAGGAATTCTTGCTACAGGCGGCCAGAATTACGCCAATAATGTTGGAAACCTGACAACTGGTCTAGCATCCGCGCAGCTAAATGCAAACCTTGCCAGACAAGCTAATCAATCAAGTATGTTCGGTAATTTGTTAAATGCCGGAATGACTGGCGCTAGATTATTTGCGGGAGGTATCTAATGGCTTTTGAAAATGTATTTGGAAATATCGATTTTATGGCGCCAACACGCCAGAATAATATTGAAGGCCAAAAGTTTCTTCAATTGCTAGGTAATATGCAAGAGCAGCAGCGTTATGAAGAACAGATGGATTTAAAACGTCGTCAGCTAGAACAAAAATCAACTGACATTAAAACCCTTTCTGAAAACGCATTATTCAAGCAAGAGCAAGGCATCCCTCTAACTGAACAAGAGCAAGCAGCTATGAGAGCTCGGGGACGCATGGAAAGACCTCAAATCTATACAGACCCCTTTACACAGAAGACAGTTATTAGACCGTCTCCTTGGGCTTCTATTGCTGGCGGTGGATCGGTTGAGCCAATAGCTAATCCCGCTCCACAATTGCCTAGGGCACAAATTTCACCTTCAGCAGGACCGGTTGAAAGTCAAATGCTTACTGTAAATGATTTGCCATTTATTGAAGATATGGGAAGAGGTGGAGGAGTTCCTTATAACCCGCCTAAAGATGTTGTTAGTGATGATATGGGTTTTGATGTTGCTATGGACTCTTCTTCACCTTATCAGGCAAACCCAATGCTAGGCCCACGAGGTCAAATCATGCAGGAAGAAAGTAAGCAGGCTGTCGGCGAGCATATTGGAAAATCAAGAGCAGATATCTGGTTTGATGAGCAAAAAGCAAAAAACGAAGAAAAGCGAGAAAAGCAAAAGAAACTACCGCAGGAAGCTTTGAAAATCAGAGCAAGTTTTCAAGAGGCTGAAAACCTAAACGCTACGATTAAAAATGTTTACGATAACGCAAACGCGATTACTACGGGATTTGTTGCTCAACACTCTCAAGATGTTGGAGGAACGCCAGCCCATGATTTGTCTGCAAACTTAAAAACTATCCATTCTGACTCGGGCTTGAGTAAATTAATTGAGGTAAAAGAAAGGGGCGGAACTTTTGGAGCTTTGCAAGAAAAAGAACTGCAACTTTTAATCGATAGTAGAGCTGCCCTAGGTCAAACACAAAGCCCCAAGCAATTTAGGGAAAACCTCGTAAAGTATCAGCAACAAAGAATAAAAACTATGAGAGTTATGGCTGATTTTTATAAAGAACAGTATGGGGAGTTGCCGCAAGGGCTCCTAGAAAGCTTGGAAAAAAATATTATCGATCCAAATATTGACAAAGCGAAAAGCGGAAAGATTTTTGTTAACCCTCAAACTGGCGAAAGAATACAATGGAAAGATGGAGCATGGATCAAAGCACAATAGAAATACCTGAAGGCTTCTTACCTGAAGAAGAGGCACAACCAGAAGCCCCCGCAGGTTTTCAGCCTGAAGAGTCTAATTTAATAGATAAAGCTAATGATGCTGTAAATCTTGGTCTAACATATATGCAAGGGCGCACATTTGGCGTTGGTCCAAAAGCTATGTCCGCCATAGGCGCTATTCCAGCAAAAGGAATACTTGAAACAGCTGAAGGAATAAGTAAAATAGGAGAGCTGGCAGGTTTAAATAAGGCCTATGAAGCTCCGTCTTATGGAGACTTGTACAAAATGGGTGTTGAAGGTTATCAGGGTAAAGTTTCTGACGCCTATCAAGAGCATCCATTTCTTGCACCTGCGGCAGAGGCTGTTGGGGGAATTAGAACAGCAATAAAAGGTAGTAAGACAAAATATGGCAAAGGAATTGATAATTGGGCTAATGCTCCGCAATCGACGGGGCCACTCGCAAGCAGAGCAGCCGCGCTTTTTGGTAGAGCGACAAGAAAAGCGTTGCTTGGTGAGGCTGGATACAGGACTTATAAAATCGGCACTGCTAAGCCCGGTGAAGAAATGGATGAAGCTATATCAGGGGTCCCTATGGGAGGAATTGTTGGCGGTATTGCTTCTCCTGTGGGTGATCTTATTGGTGTTGGGGTAAAATCAGCCGCTCCTAAAATTGAAGACGCAATGAAGCCTGTCGTGGAGCTTGCAAGAAAACACAAAATACCCGTTTCTGTCGATCAGGTTGCCCCATCAAAGCCTCTTAAAAATATTCAGAAGATATCCCAAGAGCTGCCTTTTTCTGGTCATGATGCATTTAGAGATGAGCAAATGCAGGCTTTCAACAAGGCTATTTTTAAAACATTTGGACAAGATGCTGACAGGTTTACTCAAGAAACCATGGCTAAATCTTTTAAGCAGGTTGGTAAGCAGTTTGATGACTTCGCGAAAGGAAAAAATTTCGATATAAACTCTCTAAAAGGACATTTGGACGAGATATTGGATGATGAAGACGCCTACTCTCAAGAGGCTATGCAGGCAATAACAAAGAATATTCAATCGCTAGCTAAAGAAGTGGACGAGGCGGGATCAATTTCTGGAGAAAAGTTAGCTTTCCACCGAACTAAAGTGAATAGGCTAGCTAGAAAAGCTAATGACTATGATAAGAAAATTTTATTTAGTGATTTAGAAAATGCGATTATTGAAACAATTTCGGAATCTGATGAAGCTGCAAAATCTGGGATTAAAGAGGCTAAGAAAAACTATAAAAACCTTTTAGTCGTAGAGCCACTAGCTCAAAAATCAAAAGGCGGAAATATTTCCCCCTCTCAATTAAATACAAGAGTGTCTAGAATTTATGGCCGTAGGCACACTGTTGGTGAAAGCGGCGATATAGGAGAGCTTGCAAAAGTAGGAATGGAGCTACTGCCAGAAGCAGGAGGGTCTGATACCTTACAAAAGGGAATGTATTTAGGAGCTGCTACAGGAGCTGGTTTTTTTGAACCCATGACAGTTGGGACAGGCTTGTTGGCGAATAAGGGGTTTCAGAAATGGTATAATCAAAACCCTAAGCAAATCGAAAAACTTTTAACTGACGAGTATATGAAATCACTGCCTTTAAATTCACCTTTAAGGATTGGAACAACCACGGGAGCCATAGAGAGTGGCTCCCGATAATAAAAGAACAGACTAACTAGCCGCCTTCGGGCGGTTTTTTTATGGAGAAAAACACATGGCAACACTAAGCCCTTATACCTTCTTGCAATACTTTGATAACAACGGCGATCCTTTGAGTGGTGGCCTTGTTTATACTTATGAAGCAGGAACAGCTACACCTAAAGCAACATACACCGATGCAACGGAAGATACAGCTAACTCTAATCCTGTAGTTTTAGATGCTAATGGCCGGGCAGATATTTGGTTAGGAACAGGGAATTATAAATTAGAGATAAGAGATTCAGCTAACGTACTAATTAAGACTATTGATGGTGTAGCAGGTCAGTCTACAGGAGGGATTGTTTCATATGAAATAAGCTCTAACACTGCAATATCTGAGGTTTATGATAGGGCTAATATCTTTGCAACAGGAAGCCCTACTTTATCCCTACTTCCAGCAGATGATGCGACTGATGGTTTTGAGTTTTGGGTTTATAACAATGGAAGTGGGATTGTTACAATAGATCCAGATTCAGCCGAAACGATTAACGGCTCAGCTACGTTAACTTTGACTGAAGGCGCATGGGCGAAGATAGCCTGTGATGGAGATGAGTGGTATGCATTCAAATCTTCAGAGATAAGGGGCAACACTTCTGCAACGACTGCACCAACTTCTTCTAATGATGAAACTCAGGGATACACTAGAGGTTCTCTTTGGGTTGATATTACGAATGACGAGGCATATCGGTGTGTTGACGCCTCTACAGGGGCCGCTGTTTGGTTAAATACAACCCTTACAATTGAAGATTTAGGTGCCGTTGTTACTAAAGGTGTCGATACGGACTTTACATCACCTACCGATGACAATGTACCAACTACACTTGCGGCGAGGAACGAGCATGATGCTATTTTACCCGTTAAGTTGCGACCAGTTGCGGCAGCCTCTTTGGATACAACGGGGGGCTT